TGATGAAAGCCGGACCCATGCGTCACCGCGGCATGTTGAGCAAGCCAGAGCGCGTGCAAAACAAAACCGGTGGATTCGACCAGGTGTGGGCTGATGTTGGGAAGGTATGGGCCGAGATCACCATGCCCACTGGGAGGGTTTCACCGGTAGCGGAGCAGCTTGAGGCCGTTATCAGCGCTGAGATCCGTATCAGGCCTCGTTCTGATGTTGTCGCCGGCTGGCGATTCACAGAGTTGCATACCGGTGTGACATACAGAATCGAGTCGCCGCTACTCAACAACGAACGGGACATGCTGCGGCTGCTGTGCTCGAGCGTCCCTAACCCCTGAGGTGACATCATGAAAATACGAGCACTGGGCCCGCTGACGGGCGCTTCTGGTGAGCGTGAAAAGGGCGAAGAGTTCGTGGTCGAAAAGACCTATGGCGATGGCCTCATTGCCCGCGGCTATGCCGAAGAGGTTGTCGAAAAGGCCGAGAAGCCAGCGAAGGCCGCCCAGGCCAAGGAGTAAATCATGGCTCGCCGGTCCAGCATCCGTGGCGATATCCGGCTGCGCCGGACGTTGCGCAACATCCACAAGACCATGGACAACGAACTCAAGCCGGCTATGGACCAGGCCGCCCAGCGCGTGCTTGCTAGCCAGAGGCAGCTGATCCCGAAAGATACCGGGGCCGCCGCTTCAGCGCTCAAGGTCTACGTTTCGCCCAGCGGGCTTGATGCCCAGATCGGCATTCGGGGAAAGCGCGACAACCGGCGCTTTTTTTACCTGCGTTTCCTCGAGTACGGCACCAAGGGTTACACCGGTACCAAGTACCAGCGAGCCGACCGCGATGCGGTGGGTGGCGTGCACACCAACAATCGCGACAAGTCGCAGCTCGGCGGGCGCCGAAATTCGATCCGGCAGCGCGACACGAAGAACAAGTCCGACGGCCAGCACTTCTTCGGTAAGTACCCTGACATTCCAGCCAGGCCGGCTCACCCATGGCTGCGGCCGTCAATCGATGTGAACAGGGAATATGTGATGGCTGACATTGAAGCCGCTGTGCGCCTGACCTTGCGCAAGGCAAGCCAGGGGGTAGGCAATGGCTGATCCATCGTTGGCCCTGCAGGAGGCGATATTCGCCCGGCTACAAGCTGAGGTCAGTTGCCCGATTTACGACGGTGCGGACATCAACACCCAGATGCCCTATGTGTCGATCGACCGGGAAATCTCGGTGAACGCCAGTCCAATCTCCGGGCGGAAGCGCGAGACGCGACTGATCTACCTGTCGGTCTGGTCCGATGCCGTTGGCCAGGCCGAGGTGAAGCGCATCAACGGCGAGGTTATCGCCGCCCTGGACGAGCGCCGCCTACCGTTGGAAGTCGGCCGTGCCGTCTCCGTTCGGGTCGAACAGGCCGACGCCCAGCGCGATGCCGACGGCATCACCTACCAGGGCTCGATCACCGTCCGTGTGATCACCACCCACTGAATCACCCAATGGCCGCGCTGCGGCTTCTATCCAACGTGGCTTTGGAGGATCACCCATGCCCGCAGAAGACAACCTCAATACAGCCGCCGGCTGCCGCCTCTTCATTGGCAGCAAGACCGGGGCGACTACCAAAACTGAGTTCGAGGCCGACACCTATGTGCGTGTTGGTGAAATCGAAGACCTCGGCGAGTTCGGCGACACCTTCAGCAGCGTGACCTTCACGTCGCTCGAGGATGGCCGGGTGCGCAAGTACAAGGGCACGGCTGATGCCGGCGACATGACCATGACCGTGGGCCTGGATAACGGTGATGCTGGCCAGAACGCCGTCAAGACCGCCCACAAGGATCGCAGCAAGGGCGATTACAACATCAAGGTCACCCTCAACGATGGCGACCCTGATGCATCCCCGGCAATCAGCCCGACCACCTTCTACTACCGCGCGAAGGTGATGAACAACACCGTTGCGGCCGGCGCCGCTGACAACGTGGTGCGCCGCAACATCACCTTTGGCATCAACTCGGAAATCCTCGAGCTGTTGCCGGCCCCTGTCACCCCATAAGCGCCCGGGGCTTCGGCCCCGGCCTCACAGGACCTGATCAATGAACAACACGCTGCACGGTACCGTTACCGTCAAGTTGGGTGATGAAGAGTTCACCCTTACCCCAACCCTGAAGGCTGTGAGGGCGATCGAGAGCCGCTTTGGCGGCCTGCGCGGTGCTTCCCAGGCGATCAACTCGCTCAGCGTCGACGGTTGCGCCGCCATCCTGGTGGCCGGTGCCGGCCTCGACGATAAGGCCGCCAAGGCAGTGCCAGAGCAAGTCTGGCAGCACGGCGTTCTCGATGCGTCGACGCAACTGAACGCCTACCTGGTCGCGCTGTACAACCCGCGCGGCAAAGACGCGGGAAACGAACAAGCCGGGACGGCGTAAGCGTCATCGAAGACGGAAGTTACGTTGACCGGCTGTACTCGATCGCAACGGGCTGGCTTGGCTGGCAACCCGATGTGGCTTGGCGAACGCCGCTACCCGAGTTGTTCATGGCGCTGGATGCCAGGCTGGAGTGGTCGCAGATGACCAACCCCTTCGGCAAAGGAAAGGCACAAGGGGCCAAGCCGAAACCCAGCGCCTCGGCTGTGGCCGACAAGCTGCGACAGGCGCTGACGGGCCGTAACGCATAGCTCAACACCCGCTCCGGCGGTTTTTTTCGTTCTGGAGAATTACATGGCCGACCAACAGGTCCAGGGTATGCTGGTCCAGATTGAGGCGACCACGGCTCAGCTGCGTCGAGAGTTGGCTAATGCTGATCAACTGGTCTCTCGGTCATCCCAGGCGATTGATCAGAGCTTGGCGAAGGTCGACTCCGCTTTTGATCGGGCCGGCGCGGCAGCGCAGCAAGCCGGCACTCTCGTTCGTGGTGCTTTCGCGGCGGTGGCTGGGGCTGGCTTGATCGGCGGGATCATTCAGCAAGTCGACGCCTACGGGCAGATGGCTGACAGGATGAAGGCCGCAGCCGGTAGCGCAAGCGAGTACCAGCTGGTTCAAGATCACTTGCTGCAAACTGCTCAGGAAACTTATCGGCCCCTTGCAGAGGCTCAGGAACTGTATATCCGCACTGCGGATGTGATGAAGAGTCTGGGATTCAATACCCAGCAAACGCTCGACATTACTGACAGCTTCAGCTTTCTTCTTGTGACCAACGCAGCAGCAGCAGACAAGGCTGGGTCTGCACTGGATGCGTACTCCAAGGCACTACAGACCGGTAAAGTAGAGATCGATGGTTGGCAGTCAATCCAGACAGCAATGCCGACCATTGTCGACGCGATAGCCACCGCCACCGGGAAGGGTGCAGACGAGATTCGGAAGCTCGGTAATGAAGGTAAGCTTTCGATAGATGATATCAACACCGGCCTCCTGAAGACTGTTGAGGCCAACCGCAAGGCTGCGGCCGACATGTCCACCAGCGTGCAGGATGCGCTGGTGAACATCAGCAACGCCATTCAGGTATTCCTGGGTGGCATGGAAGAGCAAACCGGCATAGTTTCAGGCTTTGCGAACGTGCTGATTGCGCTGGCGGACAACGTGGACCTGGTGGCCGTGGCCATGGGGGGCGTCGGTGCGGCTGCTCTGACCAACTACGTTGCGAAAACTGGGCTGGCCGTGCAGGCCTCGCGGGCTGACCGTGCTGCGCGTATTGCCCAGGCTGAGGCAACACTGCAGGCGGCGATAGCGGATCAACGGAAAGCTCAGACTGCCACCGTTCTTGCTGAGCGTGAGGCTATTGCGGCGCGCGGTACCGCAGTTCAGACCCAAATGTCCCTTCAGCTCGCAACGGCGCGGACAAAGGAGGCCGCTGCAACTGCTGCAGTAGCAACAGCTCAGTCTGGATTGAAGGCCGCTTCGGCCGGTCTCCTTGCCGGCCTGGGCGGACC